CCTTGTGAACCTGTAGCACCTGTTGCTCCTGTTACACCATCAATACCTGTTGCACCTGTTGCTCCTGTTGCACCTGTGTTTCCTTGAACACCTTGTGAACCTGTTGCACCTGTTGCACCTGTGTTTCCTTGAACACCTTGTGAACCTGTAGCACCTGTTGCTCCTGTTACACCATCAATACCTGTTGCTCCTGTTGCACCTGTGTTTCCTTGAACACCTTGTGAACCTGTTGCACCTGTTGCACCTGTGTTTCCTTGAACACCTTGTGAACCTGTAGCACCTGTTGCTCCTGTATTTCCTTGAACACCTTGTGAACCTGTAGCACCTGTTGCTCCTGTATTTCCTTGAACACCTTGTGAACCTGTAGCACCTGTTGCACCTGTGTTTCCTTGAACACCTTGTGAACCTGTAGCACCTGTTGCTCCTGTGTTTCCTTGAACACCTTGTGAACCTGTTGCACCTGTAGCACCTGTTGCTCCTGTATTTCCTTGAACACCTTGTGAACCTGTAGCACCTGTTGCACCTGTGTTTCCTTGAACACCTTGTGAACCTGTTGCACCTGTTGCACCTGTGTTTCCTTGAACACCTTGTGAACCTGTTGCTCCTGTTACTCCTGTTGCACCTATATCGCCCGTTGCTCCTGTTGCACCTGTGTTTCCTTGAACACCTTGTGAACCTGTTGCTCCTGTTGCACCTGTGTTTCCTTGAACACCTTGTGAACCTGTTGCACCTGTTGCACCTGTGTTTCCTTGAACACCTTGTGAACCTGTTGCACCTGTTGCACCTGTGTTTCCTTGAACACCTTGTGAACCTGTTGCTCCTGTTGCACCTGTGTTTCCTTGAACACCTTGTGAACCTGTTGCACCTGTTGCGCCTCCATCTGGACCAGGATTTCCTGTTGCTCCAGGATTTCCTGTTGCTCCAGGATTTCCTGTTGCTCCAGGATTTCCTGTTGCTCCAGGATTTCCTGTTGCACCTTGTGAACCTGTTGCACCTGTAGCACCAGAACCTCCACCACCAGTAATATTTACTGTTACCTTTCCGCCTATTTTTGTAACTGATGCAACACCAGATCCAGTAAAATCTATGTCACGAACATCTGGAGTAATTGCCTCTCCATTGTACTTTATTGCAACTTTTCCACCACCACCTGTAGAAGCAAACCATCCCATATCCTGTGCCGATACTCTTCCTCCTCCTAATATATTTTTTAATATTGCATCTAATCTAGTTTCATCTATAGAAATAGATTTTTCTTTTTCATTATAAACTAGTGGAAATTTAGCAGAAATAACTCCAGAAGAACCAGTAGATCCTTGTAACCCTCTTTCTCCTTGAATTCCTTTTAGTCCAATTGCTCCTGTTTCCCCTCTTAATCCTTGTATTCCTTTGTCTCCTTTTGGTCCAGCAACTCCTCGTTGTCCCATATCTCCCTTTGGACCAAAGATTCCTCTCTCTCCCATATCTCCTTTTAATCCACGATCACCTTTAATTCCATCTTTTCCTTGTATGCCAGGAACTCCTCTTGCTCCATCATTTCCTTTTTCTCCCCTCTCGCCTCTCTCTCCTTTTGAGATAATACTTCCTGTTCCTTCTTCAACATAAACATTTTGTCCAGGAAGTCCTTGTTCGCCTCTATCTCCTGTATTTCCCTTTATTTCTATTAAATTCTTTATCTCTAAAAAAGATTTTTCTATATTTTCTTTAAATTCTGATAACACAGATTCAGTAATAATCGGATCGGGTTTATGCTCGACTATGATAGTTTCAGGTACATGGCAAAAAATAGAATCTATGGTTGTATCATTTGCATGAATGATCAATCCAGTACCTGTGGAATCTATAAAATATCTTTCCCCGACTCCCCCCAACTTTAATATATTAGGATCTGTGCAATCTTCTTGCTCGACTAATATAAATTTGTCTCCTATATTGTATTTGCTGCCTCGTATTTCACATATTAACGAGAATACACTTCCATAAGAAAACTCACCGCTAGAAATTTTAGAGGGTTTTGGAAAATCAGAATCGTGAGTCGAATCAGACATTCAGTATAGGTTTCCTGCTTGTATGTATGTGCGTTCTAATTAGTCAAAGCCAACCAACTCATTGGATACAATGGAGCAATAATTTTTGAAAACGCTTCTGCATATTGTTGTACTTCCCATTGTGCATGAGAATCTTTACGAAGTTTACATACTCTTGCATAGGCAGCAAGACTTCCTGTCCACCACCATTCGGTATATGTTCCTTGTGGTAACACAAATCGTGCTTGTTCGGGCGCCACTCCGTCTTTAATTAAATTATTATATGTGTTCAAAGACTTCTCAATACATTCTGTATACTCTCTACCAATCATATAATCATCATTAATAAATCCTTCACTTCCTTGTTTTGCTCCTGTTGTTGGTTTGCCTCTCCATTTTGGAATATAAACCTCTGGATCATCAGAAACATATCTGCGTGATATTTCATTTTCACAAAATCCTACTTTATGTTTGAAAAGTTGAGTGCGAATAGAAATTGGTGCTTTTACTCGTAATGTAATTTGAGGATGAGCAAAAGGAGTCCAATGATTATGCTTTGCAAGATATTGAATTAGTTTAGTGTCTTTTTGTGAAAGAATACGAAGATCAGCAGGATTATAATCAGACTTGCTGCTAATTAATCTTTGTTCAGCAACTTGATCAATATCCCATTCACTTTCTTTGTTGAAAGAAACTCTTGCAGCATTTGCAACAGTAAGATCGTTTCCCATATGAGAAACATATTGAACAAATCCTTTATCGAGTACAGATTCTTTATGCATTTTTTTCTAATTCCTTTATTTTTTCTTTGAGTTCCACTATTTCTTTTTTTGCCATTGTAAGTGTTGCTTGAACTTCTGACCAAAAAGAAAACATTTGCGAATAGATCACACCATCAAGTCTTTCTTCTATCGGCATCTCTGATATACGATCTAGCAATAATTTATTAACAGATGTGTTGCAAAAATCGTGTATAGGATTGAGTTCGTATTCATCATTCGTCATCGGTTTCCTCTTCGTCTGTGAACAGCAAATCGTCTACCGTATCTTCTTCGATTTCATCAACATCTTTTAATTCGAAACTATCAATTTGCACACCTGTGGAATCTTCTGCATATTGTTTTGCTCTCTTTAATAATTTCTTATCTATTTCGCCAATATATTCTAAAGCTGTGAAACAATAATTCAATAAGTATTGCAGATGTTTTTCTTTCTCACTCATTATCGCATTCTCCATTTGGTAAATTTCATTTTAGCAACTAAACCACTACACGAACAATCGTCTACTATTTCTTTAATTTCAGCAGGACTTTTTCCTGCCAGCACCATATCATTTATATCTTTTTCTCTTACTTCGGGAGACCACACACATACCGTGTACCCTCGATCAATGGCGATTTCCACCTTTGCCACAATTTCAGGATTGCGAGGTTCATTATCATAAACAATGACACAATCAGAAAATAATCTTGTGGCTTCAGCGAGTTCACACCCTGCCAAAGCAATACCATTGTCCAAAAATATAGAATCAAACGGACCTTCAACTGCATAAACCCTCTTTGAATAATCTACTCGATCTTCTCCAAAAATTACTCTGCCTTCCTTGCGAAACTTTACCGTGATGTATCGAATAGAGGAATTGCCTAATGCTCGTCCTTGTGCAGCAATCATGTTTCCGTTCTTGTCAAAAAATGGAATGACGATGCGCTCGTCATTAGAAACAGATGTGTAATCTGAATCAATGGATCTTACCCAATCTCCAAAATTTTTCGTGTAATAAAAAATATCCAAACAACTTATTTGTCTATGTTCTAAATATTTTCTAGCAACATGATCTGTTGGTAGAGTAGAGATGGACGGCAGTCGTATATCGTGTCCTTTTATCATTTCCTGAACAGGACTCGGTTTTATATAGTTCGATTGTCCGTTCTCTCCGTTGCGCCATCTCTCTAAAGAATACTCTGTTGCAAGAACAGGTGCTATTGCTTCTAAAAAACGAGACATAGAATGTCCTACTCCACAATTATGGCATTTAAAAAAGAAATCATTTTTCTTTTTGAAAAAGAATCCTCTTGCTTTAGATTTGTTTTTCTGTGAGTCTCCGCAAAGAGGACAACGACAATTCGCAACATCCATTTTTTTCCACTTAAATCTTTCTAGTTGTGGAGAAAGCAAATTAATATATTTTTTATCTATAAAGGAACTCATATATCCCAATCTTTAGTATTTGATTTTGCAAACTTCTGTGCAAAGTCTTGTTTTCCATATCCTGATCCGAATCCTTCTGTTTCATCACTTTTAATATTTGCATTAATAAGTGGTTCAAATTCCGAATGCTCTACATCAAAGAATTTCATTTTAGAATAATTAAGACCCACAATAAATTTCTTATTAGTTGTCTTTGTATTGTATCTGTTCTTTAATTGCTTTACAAGAATGTGTCCTGATCGTTCTAACTCTTCCGTTGTAATGAGTGCAATCATAAGATCAGCAGTTGCAGGAAGTCCGAATGATTCTGCTGTATCTGTCAAGTCCACATCTGTAGAAGAAAATCCTCCACGATTCGTTTGTGTGGCACTAATGATAGGAATATCTCGTTCCATTGCTAGACCTCGCAATTCTTCTGCAATTGCTTTAATATACGAATACGAATTAACTGTAGAATTTCCCATCTTGTATCGAGAAGAAGAACATATATTAATATAATCTACGAATAGGATATCAGGTTTAAATTCCTTTTTAGACCACAATTCGTCCAACAAAACCCTGAAGTGATTTGTATTTGCCGAAGAAGTTGGATATTCTTTAACAATAAGTTTACCACTAATTCCTCTTGTGTGTGCTTGTAATCTTTTCTCATACATTTCACGAGAAAGATTAGCGAGATCACTCATTGTGATATCCATAATATTTGCATCAATTCGTTCTGCTATTCTTTCTTCTGCCATTTCAAGAGTAATGTATAGAACATTTTTGTTTTGCAAAAGACAAGACGCTGCGTGATGACACATAAACGCACTTTTTCCAACTCCAGTTCCCGCCATAAAAATATTGAGAGTCTTTGAACAGATTCCGCCATTTGTTATGGTATTGAACATTTCCAAATCAAATGGAATGCGTTTTTCTACACGATGATAGAAGTCAAATCGTTTCTCATAATCTTCCAAATAATCGTGACCAACATCAGTATCAAAAGAAACAGCAAGTGCCTTTGAAAGAATCTCTGGTAATGCTGTAGGACTTCTATTTTTGTCCTTGCCGTCAATGATCTTTATAGATTCTAATATTGCATTATATACTGCTTTATCTTTACAAAACTTTTCTGTTAAATCAACAAGCCATTGTGTGTCTTGCTTTGGACAACGATATATTTCTACTACAGTATCTTTACAACGAGAATATTCATCTTCAGAAAATGTCTTATCTGTTTCTAAAGAAATCAATAGAGCTTCTTTTGATGGAAGACCGTGATACTCATCCATAAAAGATTTTATACATCGAAAGATAGCACTCTCGATTTTATCGTGAAAATATTCTTCTGCAACAAATGGAATAACTTTTTTAGAGTATTCCGAATCAAGAAGAAGTCCTGAAAGAATAGTTCTTTCTGTTTGACTCATATTACTCCGATTCTTCTACAGGAACTACATCATTACTACCATAACAAAATTCTTTCTTAACTGCAACTTCAAGTTTCGCCATAACATCTTCTGTAAAGAACTTTTCAGGATTCTTTAAGATTTGATTTTCAAAAACAGGTTTGCCGTTTCCAACATCAATCTTTGTGCTAATCTTTGTCCATATCCCATACTTAATGGCGATATCTAAAAGTCCATAATATTTGTTTAATCCTGTGTCATAGTTTAACTGAACATCGACCATCTTATCTTGTTTAGTTTTTCTGCTCTTATAGGTCTTGCAATGAATAATGCTTCCCACAACTTCATTGTCTACCTTGTCCTTCTTCTTGCTCAAGTAAATAATTGTACTTGCGGCATATTTTAATCCTCCACCTCCACCCATTTCCTTTGTTGGAAAATATGAACCCACAACATCGTAAGTGTGATTCGTCATAACCAATGGAATATGTGCGTGACCTAATTTAATTGTGAGTACACGAAAGGTTGCCTTGACTGCCTGCGCTCTTGTCATATCTCTTGTATCTTTTCCCGCCGCAGTATCAGTCATTTCTTTTGTTGTACTCAACATTCCTAAAGAATCTAATACCACAAGCATTGGTGGCCGATCTTCCTTGTTGGTTTCAAGGTATTTGTCTACGACAGAAATACATTGTCCCCGAAAGTCTTCTACCGTTGCTACTGGAAAAACTGCAACTCGTTCGCAATCTATACCACGACTAGTAAGTAAATCTTTTGTAACTGCTTGCTCGGAATCAAAATACAACACCATTGCTTTAGAATTACTTGCAAGAAATTCTCTTACAATATTCATTGCAAAGTATGTTTTTCCTGTTGCTTGCTCTCCTGCAAGTGCGATAATCTTATTATCAGGAATTCCTCCATACAAAGATCCACTCAATAAAGCATTGAATGCAAATGATCCTGTTTGAATATAGGTATCTGTATCACTTCCTTCAAGACCATCTGATGCTAAACTTGCGTACTTATTGCCTGATGCTTTTAGAATATCACTTAATTTCATAAATCTCCTTTGGTTAAATCATATCATATACGAAAATTGGAAAAAGTCAAGTAGACAGTTTCAATTCAGGAACAACAAGTCCACGAAATGCTTCATTATATTCATTAGAAAGAGTTGTGATGGGATCTGCAAGAAACAAAATAGAGTCAGCAGGAATATCTAATCCTGAATCTTGCTTTGCTGTAGCCATCCACGGAATCATTGCCATATTTCCTGCATATCTTCCATCTTTTCCAGGAACAGGAACGATAGAGCAAGGATTTTTAATCCTATATCCTGTTACGGTTTCTCCTGTAAATTTCTCGGTAATCGATGCAATAATTTCTTCACCTGTACGCATTTTTAAAATCTTAATAGGCATATTACGCTTTCTGTATGGTCACCTATAGATAGGTGAGTTTGGGGAAATAAAAAATAAAAATCACTAAACAAATAACGAATCTAAACTAGATATTTTTTGTGGACTCCAACCAATAGCATTTGTAATAGTCGCTAGAGGTTGCATAAAAGATTTTTCGAATTGATGAGCATAATCAATGTATTTATGAACACCAAATTCCTTTGGAAGTGTGCTTATAAATCCAACAACAGCATCTCCCGCAGGATTAGGAATTTTCAGATGCACGAATTTCATCTTTTCGCCCTCTCCGATAATCCTATATTTCTTTTTTAATTTCATTGAATGAATCATCTCATTATGAATGAGTGCCGCCTTAACTGCAATTGGTGTTCCTTTTTTATATCTTAAAGAATTATCTTGATATTTTTTTAATTGCGAAACAGAACGAGGAAAAGCAATTTCTTCGGGTGGCAATGTATTAAATTTTTCCTGCGTTTCTTTTACAAATTTCTGAAGAGTTTCTTCGTTGGAACACAAAATCATATTAACTGCTTTCTTTAATTCTTTTCTCACAAAAGCAGGAGTAGAAGATCTAGCAGTTTCAATTCCCATTATCTTAATCTTGGGTTCTTTGTATCTGACACCTTCAGAATCCCACACAGAAAGCATATAGCGTTTCTTAGCAGTCCATACACCCTTCTCTGCAATAACTTCCCGACCCATCATCATTGCGTTCTTGTAAGCATTCATTAATTTATAGAGGATGTCGAACTCTTTCTCGATGTGTGTTTGAATGACTCGATCACAAAATTTGTTGAGAAAGTCTACGATTTTGTTTGAATCTCGTTCGCCCTTGAAAGACTGCTCGACCACTTTACCGAGTCTTAAATATACAGAGTCGGTGTCGGAGGCAATTACATAGTCTTCACCTTCGGTCTTTAAGATACGATTGAGAAGTTTGTTGATGCCATCTGCAATCCATTGAATGTGAAGTTGTCCTGATAGAGTAATAGATTCTGCAAGTTCCAAATCATACCATCGACTGTATTCGTTTCCGAGTGCGCCGTAACAACTATTTAACTGAATCTTCCTGCATAGTTGAAAGTTTTTATACTTTGA